AAAGAAGAAAAGAAAAGTATATCTATGACGGTTAGGTACGATGTAGAAAAGATAGCTTACGCTTCTCATTTAAAAGCGAACATACAAGCCATGCTAAGAGGTCATTTTTATCTTAGAGAATTAGCAGCGTCTGAAAGTGAAATTAAATTCGAGAATATATTCGAACCTAAGGAACAATCTTTTGAACTAGAATATGTTGACGGTAGGCAGATACTTGTTGGCTTAGTTAATGAAGTGTCATTCGATACTACTAAAACGTCAGGTGAATTCACACTAGATTTCGAAACGATTGAATTACCATACTTTGAGAGTATTGGGTATAGTACAGATTTAGAAAAAGAGAGTGGTAATTTGAATAAATGGGGTATTCCAGACAAAAACCCGTTCAACACATCTCATAAAGAACGTAGATACACATTCTATGATACTAAAGTGGGCGATGTATATTACGGTGGTACAGCTGAAATAAATCAATTTAACCAAGATAGTGTTGTAGAAATGGTTCTAGGAGAAAACGTTAGCAAAAAAGATAGTGACGGTTTCAACTTCTACATGACACATAGCGACATTATGAAAATAAGTGGTTTAGAGTTGAAAGCAGGAGATGTTATAAAATTTGACGGTATCCATGTATATCGTAATAACTTACGTATTGATGATTACAACAAGACAAAACAACAACCTGTATTAATGCCTGGTTGGAACACTTTCCATACTACTAAGAAACTTCAAAAAATCACGTTTAAACACAAAAGATATTACTTGTAAGGAGGTTGCTTAATTGCCAATATTATTAAAAACGTTACAGGGCATTGGGCAATCCCTACCTGTAGAAACAAAATTAAACGAGAAATTAAATGAAGATGGCTCCTTAGAAATAGAAATGGTAGAAAACAAAGCTACATTTGACGCTATAGGGGCTATTACTAAAATGTGGACGATTACAGGCGTTGGTGGTGCTGATGATCTAAACGAATACCGTATCGTTATGTTAGACAAAACAACTGTAGGTCAAAAGGAAAAGTTAACAATCAAAGCGCGTCCTGTCGAATTAGATGACCTAAACAATTTAAGAGTGTACGAAGTATATAACGGTAGTTTTACAGGAAAAAGTTACTTTGATTTAGTTTTTAAAGATACCGGTTATAAGTATGAATTACACGCTAAGGTTTCATCTTCCAAATTCGAAAATCTAGGTAACCACGATACCAATTTAGAATTATTCAAAAAAGGTTTGGAAAGATATAACTTAGAATATGAATATAACGCCAAAACAAAGACATTTCATTTATATGATATTGTTCAAAGAAAAGCTAACTATTACATTAAAGCAGGTGTCAATGCTAATAATGTAAAAGTCCAAGAAGATGCTTCTAAGTGTTACACATACATCAGAGGTTATGGTGGCTTTGATGAGCAACAAACTTTCAACGAAGCCAGCTTGCAGTATGAGTATACACACCCCTTAGCTGACTTAATAGGCAAACGCCATGCACCACCTGTTGTAGATGGACGCATAACTAAAGGGGATACACTCAAAAAAGCTATGGAGTTAGTTATACAAGAAAGTATAAAAACGTCTGTAACACTAGATTTTATTTCTTTGCAAAAACATTTTAAAGAAGCAGTACCTAGAGTTGGGGATATTGTGAATGTGATTGATGATTTAATAGGTTTAAATGAGTTTGTTAGAATTATCGAAATCACTACGCAACGAGATATTAACAACAAGATTATCAAACAAGACGTAGTGCTTGGGGAATTTAGATTACAAGATAGATACATGAAAGCAGTAAATACTGCTGCAAATTATGTTAAAGCTATCAAGTCTAACAAATCTGATCCAGCTAAAGACCTAAGGATGATTCAAGCTCAAAACAACGCAAATACTAAGACTGCACAAGATTTGCAGAAGAAAACCGATGAAATAAAAAGAAGGTTAGAAAACGCGCATGCTAAGAGTGTTACAACTGCAAACGGTACTATTGTTCACGACTTTACACCTAAGTCTAAGATTAGGAAAATTAAAACAATAGGTACTATTGGAGATTCTGTCGCTAAAGGTACTGGCGCTAAAACTAACTTTACTCAAATGTTAGCTAAGAAGATAAAGGCTAAATCAACAAACTTAGCTGTTAGTGGTGCGACAATGAGCACAAACAAAGATAATAGCATTTATGAACAAGCGACCAAAATTAAATCTGATTTAATCATTGTGCAAGGTACAGATGATGATTGGACTAATGATATTAATATAGGCACTGATAAAACGGATACTAAAACGTTTTACGGTGCCTTTTATAGTGCTATCACTAAAATCAAGAGTAATAACCCTAACTCTAAAATAATTGTTATGACACCTACTAAACAATGTTATATAAAAGACGGCAAAACCGTAAGAAAAGACACTACTAAGAACGATTTAGGTCACACTTTAGCTGATTATGTAGATGTTCAAATAGACGCTTGTAACGAACTGGATATACCTGTGTATGACGCTTATCATTCAACACAATTCAAACCCAATATACCTTCGTACAGAAAATCGAGTATGCCTGACGGGGTACACCCTAATGAAAAAGGGCACGAGGTCATTATGTATGAATTGATTAAAAACTTTTATGGTTTTTATGGCTAAGGAGGTCAAAAAATTTGAAATTAGATAACTTAATTACGAAACTTCACTCGTACTTTAGTCAAAAGTTTGTAAGTCAACTTGAGAATAACTTCGAACAAATAAAATACTGGACTAATAAAAGTGATGATAGCTTTAACGAGCATTTAACCACTCAAAAAAATGCGCATACAACTGATCAAATCAAACACAAAACTACAAAAGGTAAAGATGTCGTATTATCTAATCATGAAAATTATCAAGATGAACTTATTGAACATCTTGTGTTAGGTCATAACGGTGATGGCAATAACGAATTAAAAGCTAGTCACACATCAATGGACGCTCAAAGTTTCGATTCTTTACACCAACGTCTATATCACGACTTTTTAAGAGAAAGTAACGCTAGAGAAGAACTAAGAGCCGACTTAACTAAGAAAATACAACGTATTGTTAACGTTGATGACTTTGGCGGAGATCCTACAGGTCAAAAGGACAGTACGAAAGCTTTCCAAGACGCATTAGGTAACGGCAATGTACAGGTAACTATGAGTGGTGGTACTTACCTTACAACAGGTATTAAAATGCCTAACAACTCTCGTTTGGTAGGACAAGGTAAAGACATTACTACAATTAAGTTTATGGACGAAACACCTGCAGAAAATATTGGTATCACTAACTTAAAAATGAGTGGTGGAGCTGAAAACATTTCATTAGAAAGTTTTTCGTTCAACGGGAATAAGTTTAGACAAAATAAAACACTTAAAGCTACCGGTGGTTCTCGTTCATCTAACATTAGATTTGCGGGTGTAACTAATGGATATATCTATAACGTTAAATCATATGACGCTTTACTACACTGTATCGATGTAACATATGCAAATGACAATTATTACTACGAAGGCGATGGAAACAGAGTGCCTTACGCATTAGAAAGTAAGCATATTCATATTGATAATTGTGAGGTATATGGTTGCGGAGATGATGGTATCACTACCCATCACTCTCGTTACATTACAATTTCTAATTGTTATGCACATACACCAACAGGCGGAAGTAATAACAACGGTATAGAAATTGACGATGGCTCACAATATGTGTTCTTATCAAACAACAGAACCAAAGGTAACTTCGGTGGTTTAGAAATCAAAGCACACAGTAATGCAAGTGCTGCAAGTGGTGTGTTCGTTAACGGTCACGTATCAATCGAAGATACAAGAGCTTACAACATTCGACACATCGGTCATCATAGAGCTAAAACGGACAATAAAAGTTTGACTGCTTATGACGTGGTGCTAAATAATTGCTTAGCTTTAAACCCTAAATACAATGGTGTGTATCCAGGCTCAACACCTAGAGCATTATTAATCAGTGCTTATAAAAATGTATCAGTCAATAATTTCACTGCAATTGGTGATGATGATTTTGGAAAATTAGAAGGTGGAAAACTAGATAAAAAACAACCAGCAATAGCCATCCAATTCATGTCCGAAAACATCTCGCTTAATAATATTAATGTGCGTAACTTTAAAAATGCAGAAGTAGATATTAGATTATTTGGCGGAGATAATAGACCTTCAAGAGTTATTTTAAACAATATCAATATTTGGAATTCATCTAACAATATCGGTATCGGTGTTGGAAGTAAAATATACGATACTAAAATAACTAATTGTAATTTACACGGTAATGGTTCAGGTATAGGATTACGTTTGACAAATAACCACGCTATGATTAGTGGTATCACAGCTGATAATTATTCAACACCTGCATGGATAGCCGGCGAAAAATACGACACACCTCCTACAGTTGGAAAAGGTGGTGCTAGTATAGCGTCTACAGGAAGTGCAGGCGTAGCTAATGCTAGTGCAGTGATTGCATCTACAGGTGGTTCAAAAGCATACAGTAATCGTAGCTTTGTATTAGGTTCTGGTGCTAACTCCAAATCTTATGGATCACGTAGTGGTATTATCAACTCGTTAAATTCAGAAACAGACAAGTCAGGACACACACAATTAATTCTTAATAGTAATCGTGTTAAGTCACCTGGTAACTATCACGTTGTTGCTGGATATGGCTCTAGTGGTAATGCTTCTACATCTAACATTAAATTTGATTTAAGCACTTATTCAGGAAACTTAACTTTAGCCGGTCAACTTAAACAAGATAGTGCCGATATCGCAGAGTTATTTGAGTCACAAAATGGATTAGCAATCGATTTAGGAACTATCGTTACATTAGACGGCGATAAGATAAGAAAAGCGCAACCTAATGACACACCAATTGGCGTTATATCTGGAACTGCTGCATTGGTAGCAAATGAAAAAACATTCCACCATAAAGATAGATTTTTAAAAAATGAGTATGGAGTAACGATTACAAACAGAAAACAAGTTGAATTTGTAGACGATGAAGGAAATGTTTCTTTCGAATGGCGTGACATACCAGTAGAAAACCCTGAATATAACGACAAAATCGATTATCAATCACGTTCAGAACGACCTGAATGGAATGTAGTCGGATTATTAGGTCAAATCTACACGAACATTGAAAAAGACGTTATACCAGGCGACTATATCAACGGTAGAGCAGGTGTAGGATATAAAGATAATGTGAATGGTAAAGGTCGTGTCATGAAAATAACTTCTGAATACACTGAAGAACGTGGATGTGCAATAGCATTAGTATTGTGGGGTGCTAAATAATGGAATTAGAAAAAGTAGGTAAACTCGATTTAAACGAAGAACCATATTTACAACCGATATCTAATAGAGGTATCGGTTTTTATAATCTCGATAAAAACACTGCTAAATTTCAATTTGTAGTACAAAAAGACAACAAACCTTTGTTAATCAGCGATAAGAATGTTAAAGGTTATGCTTTCTTTAAAGCTGCGAACGGAACAGAAGAAAAACGACCTAGTACATCAGGTGTATTAGACGTAGAATTCATTGATCCAATGAAAGGGGTAATTGGGATTACAGTACCACAATGGTTTTTAAAAAACGTTGTCGACTCTGAAGTGTTGGGTGAAATTTATTTATCGCTCAACGATGTAAACAACGTAGGAAAAGACGACACTGTTGTGTTAGGCACTTTTAAATTCACGGTACGCGACAGTCTTATCAATCAAATCGAAAGTGATATCAAAGTATCTTATATTCGAATGTTTGATGAATTGCGTTCGGAATTAGAAAAGAAAGTGCAACAACTTAAGCAAGATATAGGCGATACACAAACGTTGATTGAATCTATTAAGCAAACAGCTGAAGAATACCTCATTAAAATAAACAAGGCTCAAGCAGACGCTATTGTTTCAATTACAGACGCGTTAATATCGTCTAACCAAAGCATTGACCTAGAGAGAGAAGAAGCTTTAAGACAAATTGATGCTAAACGTGACGCTATCAAAACGGATTATGATTTAGCTTCAGATACATTCCAAAAAACTTATGATAGCAATGTGGACGCTTTTAATTCAAATGTTAATCAAGCTAACACAACAATTGATGAAAAGCTACAAATATTTAATGAAACCCTTGAAAGAGATGGCTTTACTACTCCTGAATATGTAGAAAGTAAGTTTACAGAAAAGGATTGGCAAAAATTTAAATTAACAAATGATGATGGTACTAATTTTTATGATGCCAACCTACAAATAGATTTCGACAATAACGAACAATTAATGTCTTTACCGATAGGAACTAGATATGTTGTTCTTACTTTGAACAATCCAGCTGGAACAAATAATAATGGGTGGTTAACAAAGTACAAAAGAAATGGAGATGCTGTTCTAATACAATACCAACCTTACAATTCAACTGTAATCTACCAAAAAAGATTTTATAAGAGTTGGAGCAAATGGGAACGTGTTGGTTCAGATGTTGTAGATACTGGTTGGATTGATTTACAACTAGTGAACAGTGCGTCGCCTCATAACGACTTAGTTTCCAAAGGTGGATTTACTAGTGCGTACAGAACAATCACACAGAATGGAGTTACTAAGAAAATGTTACGCATTAATGCTACAACTATCAAACATGGACAGACTATTGCACTTTTACCTAAAGAATTCGTCAAAAACTTAATGTTTTTCTCAATAAGTGCACCTAGAAACAAAAACAGCGGACGTATTTCGTTGAACACATCAGGAACAGTGAATTTTGACGCTACTGTAGATCCATCAGCGTGGACTGATACAGATTATATTTACGGTCAATATGAATGGACGGAGTGATGAAATGAAAGTAGTTTATTTATGGAAAAATGGACAAGCAATTATTGTTCACAAAAACGAAGAAGATGAATATGTTTATCCTGATGAAAAATGGACAGAGAACCAACCTCCTCAAGGTATTATCTTACCTTGCTATTATGACGGTAAACAATGGGTTGGACAAACCCAAGATGAGCTAGAAAAGATGTTGCCTGAAGTAGAAATTCCTGTTGATGACAAAGATATTGCTATAGCTAAATTAACTAGCTTAGTTGTCGATTTACAAGAAGAAGTTATGAGTTTGAAGCAGAACATCGCACTAATAACTGAAGAACAAGCAAATCAAAAATTGGGGGAAGCGTAATATGGATAAAGTAGTAATCGATTTATATAAGAAAAAATTATACACTGACGAAACTTTCAAAAAGTTTGTTAGAGTTGGTTGGATTACTCCGGAACAATTTAAAGAAACTACAGGTAAAGATTACGAACCACAAGTTAAATAGCTTGTGGTTTTTATTTTAAGTGAAGTAGGTGTTTATATGACAGAAAGTAGCCAAAGAGGGGATTACGAAAGACGTATAAAAAGATTGGAAGATAACGACGAAAAAATCTTCAACTCTTTGGAACAGATAAAAGACGGACAACACAATCAAAATTTGATTAATCAAAAAATGAATTTCACTTTGGACTCTATCAACAGAGAGAGAGAATTAGAATCTCAAAACAAAAAAGAAAATCAAAAAAACATCAAAGACATTAAAATGTGGGTTTTAGGATTGGTTGG